TAAACAAGGAACAGCGGGGGAGATTGATCACGCAAAAATATCAACTATTCAAAAACACCCACGGGGTATATCCAGTAATGGTGAACACTGATTGTTCAGGGTTTGACGCCCATTGCACCGAGGAGTTACTACTAGCAGAGATGTTTTTCTACGCGCGATGCTTTCCCGCATACCGGGAGTGGTTGGAAAAGTTCTTGAGCCCGTGCATAATCAACAAAATCATGGGTGCAGGATTCCGAGCCACAGTCAGGGGCAAACGTATGTCTGGTGACATGCACACAGGGTTGGGTAACACCTTGCTAACTATCGCAATGAGTGTCGCCGGCTTGTCTGGTGCTGGCATTCGACGATTTGACCTGCTGTCTGATGGTGACGATACACTCATTTTCATCCACCCTGATGACCTGAAGCGCGCCACAGAAGCGCTGCAGGAGTTCTTTCGCAAATGTGGCCACGAATTAAAGATCGAAAAGGTGGCGCGAAATCTTCAAGAAGTTGAATGGTGCCAAACGCGGTTAATACGTGTAAACGACAGCATCGGTGAGACATGCGTCATGGTTAGAGATCCTCACAAGATCTTTGCCTGCATGGGCTCACACGTACATTGCCGCACAAAACCTGACGCCATTGAATTTTTCCGAGATCAGTATCACGCGCTATCAATCATGTACGACTTTATTCCACTGTTTGCGTCCGGTCGGAGAACAGATGCCCCCAATCGACCGAAACCCGTCCTGTCGTACGGCATGGCCCTTGATGTGGTTGCCGCTCGCAAGCACGCCGTTAAGCCCAATGAGCACACTTGTGCCGATTGGTGCATGGCGTTCAACTTGCCGCCAGCAATCTTCCATGGCACATTGCCCAGCGCTGAGCGCCTTGTCAATCTGAGCTCTAGGATTGACATTGGACAAGGGCGGGACCACGTTCCGACACATCCGTGTCTTGAGCCTGTCACCGAATCAGCAATCTGAACCCGCAAGGGAGGCCCGGTGCCAGTTTACCAAATAACCAATATTTCGAT